ATTGGACCGCAAAACGTCGAGCCGCTGAAACAGTTTTTGGAATCGGCTGGGCTTGGCTGGGCAGTGTTGCAAGCGGCTGGAAGCGGGCTTCCTATTGGCGATCCATCGCTAAATAGTTTTCTTCGATCGCTTGGAAATAGTTGGTGTGATGCGATTGCAGAGCATGGCAGGCATGCGGCATCTATCTGTGAAATGGCTGGGCTTGTTGAGTCGGTCGAAGCGATTCAAGCGGGCATTGCCGAAGCAAGGTTGGCAGTGAAAAAAGAAGACATTGGCCGGACGAATGCAGCGAGATGGAATGCGTTTAGGGAGGCATTGCACAAGTGGGATGGCACACCAGCGACGGAGCCTAGCCTGTGACGATTTCGCGCATCAGCTCCGCATCTGCCGCATCTGATTCTGTCACGCTTGGCACACATGCCAGCGGTGACATGATTCTGATTTTTGCGTACAACGACGGCGCGAATACTGCACCATCACTTCCGACTGGCTGGCTAAACATCAACAACGCAACCGGCTCAACATCTGGAACAAGGATCGGCTATAAGATTGCACAATCGGCCAGCGAGACCTCTGGAACATGGACGAATGCCGATGGTTTGATTGCGATCGTTTATCGTTCTGATGCCGGCTTGGTGATTCCTACGCTTGCTGGTTTCAATTCTGGAACTAGCACAACCGTAAACTACAGCGCCTTTGGTGTTGCGTTTAACCGTGAAAACGTTGACCAATGGATGGTTGGCTTTGCGTCTCAGCGGGTTGACACCAACACATTGGAGACGGCACCGACTGGAATGACGAACATCACATCGCAAACGGGAACAGGTTGGGAGATGGCTGCGCACGATAGCAACGCAGATGCAAACTCCTTTGCATCTGCAAACGTGACGGTGACAACCTCAGCCGCTTGGCGAACGATTGCATTTAGCATTTTCGAGCAACCATACCCGACGACAAGCGGTGGCGGATTGTTTCTTCCTCGTGGTTTTGATGGGGGCTATACGGGATGAAACGAAAAGTCAAGGCCGGGATTACGTCGCTGAGTCTGCTCGTTTTCATTCAGTCCACTGCATCGACGACCGGTGGGGGACTAGGTGGCGTCACGCATACAACACCTGGATTTATTGCTGAATACCGTCGGGATGGTCAGTCCTCCTGGACATCGATCACGCTGGTTTCTAAGACGCTTGGAACGTACACCAGTGGCGGATTCGTGGCCGATACTGGCCTCGATGGTTGCTATGAATTTGACCCTCCCGACGCTGCTGTTGCTGCTGGTGCAAGGTTCGTTGCGTTTCGGTTGCATGGCGCTGCAAACATGCTGCCCGTGCTGATCGAGATTGAGCTCGATGCGGTTGATTACCATGTCGACGCATTCGGGGCGCTCAAGCCAACAACGGCTGGCCGCACGCTGGACGTTACCGCGACTGGCGCGGCGGGGGTCGACTGGGGGAACGTTGAAAACCAGGGGGCGACGGTCAATCTTTCGGCAACGTCAACTCAAAGCGTGGCCGATGCCATCTTGGCCGATGTTTCTCTCGATGCTATCGCTGATTTCTTTCCCGCCAACTTCGCAATCCTTGGCATCAACTCATCGGGGCACGTTTCGCGGGTTGTGCTGGTCGATACGACGACCACCAATAGCGACATGCGAGGAACCGACGGAGCCGCTCTTGCGACTCACTGGACCGCAACTAGGGCTGGCTACCTGGATGGCGTTTTGATTGCCGCAAACTACAACCAGCGAACGGTTCAGGTGACGGGATCAAATCACGTTGCCGCCGACATCCACGAGTTACAGCCGGGCGTGATTGACAACACACATTTTGCAGCGGGTGCCATCGACGCTAACGCGCTAGCCGCCGATGCTGCAACCGAGATCGCAACCGCGGTTGGAACGCTCCAGGTGCTGACCGATCTTGTCACGATGATCGTAAACGACGGAACGGCAAACGCTCGATTCTCGACATCCGCTCTACAGAATGCACCTTCTGGCGGCGGCGGAGGATCTACTACCGTCAACGTTCTGCCCTATACGGGAGCGGTGCCGGATCGAGTTGAGGGCACAACGATCAAAGTATTCTACAACGAGCTGACCAATGTATCGGTTGGCGTAACTGATGCCAGCGGAACGGCGGTTGCTCTTGACGCAAAGACTCTTCGATTTTGCGTTGAGGATCGCTACGGAGTAGACGTGTTGACGCTGACCGATGGCGACATAACGCGAAGCGGATCGACGTTTACGGTTCAGATTCCGCAATCGTTGACTGATACGGTTGGGGCGAATTATCGATGGTCGCTACGAGATTTGACGGGATCGCTCAATACCGTTCTGATTCATGGGCAGATGATTGTTGCGGATGCTGCTGAAGATGAAGCGTAGCTTGTGCCGGTGCGGAGGAACCAGAACAAAGGACGGATGCGACAGATGCAAGCCGCGAACATTTAGCAATAGCAAAACAACGGCGGAGCGTGGATACGATCACAAGTGGCGGATGCTCAGCGAACGATACAGGGCTGAGAATCCGCTTTGCGAGGCATGCCAGAATGCGGATAAGGTGACTCCAGCAACCGAAGTCCACCATATCATTCCGGCATTGGAAAGCGAATACCATCGACTTGATAGAAACAATTTGATGGCGTTGTGCAGACAATGCCACCTTGAGATCGAAGGATTAAAGCGTGCCAGGAGTTCCAGGTAGAAGCGGGAGGCGTGGCAAGCTTACCGCCCAGCATATTGCAGAGGGGACATATCGAGCCGATCGCCATGCCGAACGGGTGGAGCTTGTCATTGGATCCAGCAAACCGAAGCCGATGCTGTTGCTTGGCAAGGATGAGCAAGAGCTATGGGACATGGTGACAAGTGGATTGCCTGAGCATGTGCTACATGAAATCGATTCGCCTACGTTGACGATGCTGGTTGCATTGTGGAGCCAGTGGAAAAAGTTGTGGGAGCTATGGCAAGCCGACCCGCTGGACCGAGAGCTAAGGAAATCAACGCTTGAGATTGGGGCGCAGGCACAACGGATGTTCTCACAGTTTGGAATGAGTCCGGCGGATCGGTCGAGAATCAAAGCAGCGCAAGAGAAAAAGAAAAGTCCAGCGGATGCGATTAAGGAAATGCTGGAAGCTAAGCTTGGCAAATGACAACCACGAAGCGACAAGTTCAAGACTACATCGACGGAATCAGGAGCGGGAAGATTGTAGCCGGACGATGGCTAAAGGCAGCAGTCGAAAGGCATCTTTATGATTTGGAACATGCAGAAGAAAGAGGGTACTACTTCGATGAAAAGCTTGCTGACCTTGCTTCTTATTTTTTTCCTACTTGCCTTCGTTTCACCAAAGGAGAATGGGCAGGCCGCCGATTTGACCTTTCCGAATCTCAGTTGTTCATTGTCTGGAGCCTGTTCGGCTGGAGGCGTAAAGACGGAGCCCGCCGCTTCCGTTACGCCTACCTCACAGCCGGTCGCAAGTGGGGCAAGTCTGAATTCGCAGCAGGGCTTGCCCTGCTACTTACCATCCTCGACTACCCCTGCGAACCAGCCGCCGAGGTATATTGCGCAGCTACCAAAGAGGATCAAGCAAGAATCGTGTTCAACGTTGCAAAGGAGATGGCCCGCACCAGTGAGATCCTTTCTGCGCAATGCACCGCTCTTGCGAAGGCTATCTTGGTAAATGCCGATGGCTATCAAGCCAATAGCTTCCTGAAGCCGATCGGATCAGATAGCAAGACATCTGACGGTTTGAATATCCATGGTGCCGTACTCGATGAGATCCACGAATGGCGAGATCGGCATTTAGGATTGTATGACAAGCTGACGACGGCAAGCGGGGCCAGGAGGCAACCGCTTATTGTGATGATAACGACCGCAGGCGATAATCAATCGACGGTATGGAACAACATCGATTCGATTTGTACGCAGGCATTGCAGGACTATAGGAACGATGACCCGATAGGAGATACATATTTTGCATTCATTGCCCGCATCGACGATGCGTGGATCGATGCAAACGGGATCGAACATCCGGCAGACGATCCTTTTGATTCGGCATGCTGGAAGAAAGCCAACCCGAACTATCCAATAACTCCAAAGCACGACTACCTACAGGAGCAGGCGAACGCTGCGAGATCGGGACCGATCGAGCTAAACAAATTCAAGCGGTATTGCTTAAATGTTAAAGTCACCAGCAACGAAAAGGCGATCGACGATACGCTATGGAGCTTGGCGGCTGGCGAGCTATCCGATTGGACGAAAGCGGAAACAGTTTGCGGGGCATGGGACTTAGGCGGACGTGACGACCTAGCCGCAGTATCCCTAGTCTCTCGATTCCATGATGGAGTGGATCAAGCTGGCGAGAATCGTTATCGATACGAAATCAAATCAAGGGCGTTTATTAGTAGCGAGAACAACCGCGACATCGCCAAAGAGCCGTGGGCGGACTACGTTAGGCGAGGGCTATTAATTGTTAGCCCATCGGAACTGAACGACTTGAAGGCAACTTGCAAGCAGTGGTGGCGAGAGCACAAGGCGAAGGACTGGGCTTACGATCCT